CGTATAGAATTACAGAACTGGCTTAATGAGTCGTATCTGCAGATTGTGCAATTGCGCCCTGACTCTAACGCCAAGACCGGTACCTTTACTTGTGTAGCCGGAACTAGGCAGTCTATAACTACTGGGTTCTCCAGTGCTTTGCGAATAATAGATATAGTACGAAACCTTGCATCTACTTCTGACAAGAAAGTAGTTCGCCTTATTAATAGGAGTGTCTTAGACGATCAACGTCCAGCTTGGCATACCGATACCGCTACGGTAAATATCCAAAACTACACGTTCGATGTCAGACAACCTAAATCATTTTTTGTTTACCCTCCAGCTACTACTGCCGCTCAACTTGAAGTAGTGTACGCTGACTTACCTACGTCACATGCATTATCAGCTTCTAACTTAGATCCAGCAAGTAGTAGTACTGATGTTATACTTATAGACGATACTTATGTAAGTGCTATTCTAGATTGGATACTTTATAGAGCGTTTTCTAAAGACGCTGAGTTCGCAGCAAACGCTGCTAGAGCCGGCGCTCATTACCAAACTTTTATGTCTAGCATAGGTACTAAAACGCAGAGCGACGTTGCATCTGCACCTACGGAGACAGTGTAAATGGCTACTACTATTTGGACAAGTTTTTACCCTTACGTGCAACCTTATTTACCTGGCTGCCCTGAAATTGTTATTGAATCGCATTTACAAGAAACTGCTGCTGATTTTTGCGCCGATAGTGAGATATGGAGATACACTATTGACTCTGATTTTACTAGTGCTAATACTGCTGAATACGAAATCGATGTTCCTACGGGAAGCCTTTTAGAAAACGTATTGTATCTAAACGTAGAAGGACACCCTATAACACATGTGTCAGAAAGACATTTTAATGCACCTATAAACGCAGATGGTACTGCTATTAAAGGAACTCCTACAGCTTTCTCTTTTGTTGACGATGCTAGTATTCGGTTTTACCCAACTCCAGATGCTAAACTTACTTTCAATGGCGTAGTAGTACTTAAACCAAAATTATCCGCTACGGGAGTAGAGGCTTTTATTTTTGACGCGCACAGTCGTGCTATTGCATCAGGTACAATTGCTAAACTTGCAGAAATTCCAGGAAAGGAATGGAGTAACCCAGATTTAGCAATGCAACACCGCGTAATGTACGAACGCTGCATTAATAAAGCTAAAGGACGAGATACAAGGAGAGTTAATCTTCGTGTATCTTCAATAGGCTTTGCCGATTAGGAGGACAAATGGCTCAAACTTTTAAATATGTTCAAGGTGATACAGGCCCACAGCTTAAATTAACCTTGACCGATGAAGACACAGGCACCGCTACAGATTTAACAGGAGCTACTGTAAAATTGCACTTTAAAGCTGCTGGGGCAACTACTGTTTTATACAGTAAGACCTTATTTGTTAACCAAGGAGCGGGTCAACCTGCACTAGGCATTGCGCTTGTTAACTGGGCAACTGGGGAGTTAGACTACGCCGCAGGAACTTACCACGGGGAGATTGAGATAACTAAGGCTTCCGGACAAATTGAAACAATATACGATATTATAAAATTTAAAATTAGGGAAGATTTCGCATGAAGTTAGCATCAGTCGTAGCCGTCGCCGCGATTGAAGCTGCTGCTAAGCAGTTAGGAATTAATATTACCGCTAAACAACTGCCTATTTTAATAGCTATTCAGGCAGGGCATTTCCTTACTGAAATCGATATTGAAGGAAGTGTATACGTTAAAGATGGTGTAGGCGCTGTAGACGGAGCTCTACTTCACTTCTTTAAGACACTTACTGAGAACCCTGTTTTATCCGATAACGCAGTTACGGCTTTTTATAAAGTACTAGCTGAAAATCCTTCAGTTTCAGAGACGCAAGTATTTGATTTTTATAAGAATTTAGCAGATGCAGCAACTGCTACAGATACTCATTTCTCTGCTGTAGGCAAGCCCCTAACAGAGAATCCTAACGCTACCGACGCCCACACTTACGCATTTATTAAGTCCCTTGCGCACGCATCAGCTGTTACCGATTCAAACTTTGTAGCTTTTAGCAAAGCGCTTACTGAAGCCCCTTCTTTAACAGATACAGATATTATAACTTTCTTTAAAAACTCTCAGAACGCAGTTGCTTTTGTAGACACTGTACGCCGAGATTTTCCTAAGTTCCTAACTGATACTGTAACTGTTACAGACGATTTAGACGCAGCAGCATCCATTCTTGATGACCAAGAGATGCAGTTTGTTAAAAATTTAGCTTCAAACATAGCTACTGCCACTGACGCCTTCGAGCGGGTAGTTGCATTTACTAGGAGTTTTAGTGAGTCCCCGGCTATAACAGATGATGAGTCGTGGATCTTAAGTAAACCTGTATCGGAGAATCCAACATTTAGTGATACTAATTCCATTAATTTTGGTAAACTACTATCGGAGCAACCTAATTTTACGGACGTCGCTGCGTTAAGTGTAACGCTAAGTCCTTTTACTGAAGCACCAGGTGTTACAGATTCAGCTGATATAGTGCCGAATAAAGTATTTTTAGAAGCGCCCTCGTTCACCGACGCGGGGTCGTTACGGAGTCAAGGTTATTGCGACTTCACCTTTTTTGCGGAAGCTTTTGTCGGAGCTTCCAGAAATTTTTAATAGGAGTTAATTATGTTCAATGAAACCTTGAAGCTCTCCGGGCAACTAGCTATCGTTCTTAAAGATAAAGACGGTAACGTGAAAGAAGAGCGCACAGAGAAAAACCTTGTAGTGACTACAGGACTAAACTATATTGCATCTAGAATGAAAGATGCTACAGCGACAGCAATGACGCATATGGCTTTAGGTTCAGGTACTACAAATGCTTTAGCCGCACAGACTGATCTTATTACCTTACTAGGGTCTAGAGAAGCTTTAGATTCTACGACGGTAACTGCTAACGCTGTTGCTTATGTTTCTAGTTTTGAAGCTGGAGATGCTACTGGAGCGGTAACTGAAGCTGGTATTTTTAACGCTGCAACAAGTGGTACCATGTTATGTCGTGTTAAGTTTGATGTTGTTAATAAAGCAGCAGACGATACTATGACTGTAACTTGGACAATTACGTTAGCAGCTTCTTAATAACGGATGGGTGTAATTTATGTCTACGATAGTAAATCGAGCTACTAAAGGGTCACCTCTTACTAATACTGAGGTGGATTCGAACTTCTCTAACTTAAACACAGATAAGTCGGAGAAGTCGAACAATCTCAGTGATCTTTCTAACGTTGCTACGGCAAGAACTAACCTAGGGGTTTCTAGTACTGCTGCTGCTACAGACGAAGCAATCGCTATGTCAATTGCACTGGGCTAGGAGAATAACATATGGCAAATACTTTTAAATTAAAAACAAAAGCTGGGATAGATGCGTCACTGGTTGCAGTGTATACAGTGCCTGTCTCTACTAAAGCCGTAATAATCGGTCTTACCATATCTAACGTGAAAGGCGCTTCGGTGACCGCTGATGCTCAAATAGTAACAGCTTCTTCATCAGGAGAGAACGCAGATGATGTGTATATTGTTAAAGATATACCGTTACCATCAGGATCGTCTGTAGAAATTATGTCAGGAAACAAAATTGTTCTCGAGGCAGGAGACATTGTTAAGGTGAAGGGGTCTGTGACTGACGCAGTAGACGCTATACTTAGCGTTATGGAAATTACATAGGAGTAAGCAATGCCATATTTAGGTAGAGTTCCATCACCAGTACCGGTAACAGTGGATGATATTCCTGCTAACAGTATTGACGCTTCTAAAATTATAGACGGCTCTATTGAGTTAGCTGAGATTTCAGATGATGCAGTTACAGCAGCTAAACTAGCTAACTCAATCAACACAGCAATTGCAGCTAACACTGCCAAGACTGGTATTACAAGTGGTCAAGCTTCTGCTATAACAGCGAACACAGCTAAGACTGGAATTACTTCAGGACAAGCAAGTGCTATAACAGCTAACACGGCAAAGGTAACAAATTACAACCAGACTAAGGCAGACATAGATGCATTAGGCATAGCAGCTAGTAGTATTACAGGTGCTTTACCTGCAATCAGCGGTGCTAGTCTTACAGGTGTAGCTAAATTAACTACAGCTACAACAGCTCCTAGTAGTCCTGCAGCTGGTGACCAGTGGTTTGATTCCACAGTTGGCACTAAAACTATGAACGTATATTCAGGAACTGCGTGGGATAAAATGAGTAATGCATTTTCTGGTACTGGTGGTACTATTACTACTATCACAGGTTACAAAGTACATACATTTACCTCATCAGGCACATTTACTTCTAACGTATCAGGGTATATTGAGATACTTCTTATAGCTGGTGGTGGAGGTTCTGCAGCAGCAGAGGGTCATCACGGAGCAACAGGCGGCGGCGGCGCAGGCGGCATGGTGACAGTAGCCTCAAAAACTTTTGCAGGAGGGGATTATAGTGTTGTTATAGGGGCTGGCGGCGGAGCATCCGCTAATACAGCTTCCTATGCAGGTATGGGCGTAGA